TGCCGGATCTTCAGACTCTTTAGCTTGTCCGTTGAGTGCTCCAGTCTGTGACGCTTGGAAGGCCAAGGCAGCTTGTTGTGTAGCTTGCTGTGCTTGCTGAGCCTGTGGATTAGGCTGGTTAGCTGCATCAAGCTTAGCAATAAGCTCTTCACGGTTAGCTAAGTTCATGTTGTCAACAATAGACTTAATCAACTCAGGATACATTGGAGTCTCTGGTGACATAGTTTGTAGTAACTGTACTAGCTGTGTAACCTCATACTCACGAGCAATAATGCCTAAAGAGCTTGACACATCAAACTTATAGTCAGCAACTGGGTACATCTCAGGCTCAAACTGCATGTAACGGTGAGCAGCTTTGGTGACGAAAGGAATAATGAATGATTCTTGGAAGTTAATCAATGTGCGCTTGTGACGCTTAATGATGGCTCCTAAGCTCATAGAGATGCCCGCAGCGGTCGCATCGCCATTAATAGACCCTGACGTACCAGCACTGTCTATAGCGCCTGTAGCGGTCTGTACCATGCGTTGTAGCTCACTTGCCTGTGCAAAGGTAATGTTCTGTACCTGCCCAAAGTTAAAGGGCTGTAGAATCTCAGCAGGGTTGCCGTTTGTCAAGATAACTTTACCAGCACGTATCTCTGGTTTAGCACCACGAGGCATACGAGAGGCATCCATAGCCAACATAGGGTGTACAGTAAGAGCGAGAGCATCGATTCTAGCGCGTAGTTCTGCGTCTAACGCCTTTTGGGAGTTATACCCTTTCTCACATACTCCTCGACCCCAGAACTGGCTAGGAACGACATCCCAAGGGAATGCAATGATAGGTCTATCGCCCATCATGTAGGGGTTAGCTTCAGCTTTTAACAAAATACCGTCATTACCTACTACAACAATAGCCTCAACGTAGTAGCTAGTGTCTTCTTCGTCTCCAGAGAGCGATACAGTCTCTTCTTCAGCGTCAGTTTCTTGTTGAGCCTGCTTTAACAGGTGTCTAGGTACTAAACCGTAGTACTTAGTCAAGCGAATCTTGTCTTCTTCGTACAGAGAAGTAATAGAGTGGTCTGGTTCAATGTCAAAATCATTAGATGCTGACTCTAAAGCCACATCACGGTAGACACCCTGCTCCTGTAGCTGCTCAACAACGTGCATAGAGATGTATTCATCTACAGCAACGCCTAAAGCATCCTCAACAGAGGTAGCAACGGGGTCAATAAGGAAGTTCTGAGGCATTACAGGGCGTAGTTTGATACAGGTACGGTCAGTAATGTTGACACCAACAGCGGTCAATTCACCGTCCATTAGGGGCTGTGTAGCTGGTTTAAACTCTTTTTCAGTTGTTAGTTCAATCTCAGCGATACCAGTACCAAAGACGGCTGCGTTAATAAGACACTCAGCGACACCCTTACGCACTTTGTTACGCTTAAAGTCAGACTCTAGGTGTGTACGCAACATAACGATGTCTTTGTTCTCGTTATCCATTACATCGTCTTTAATGTCGAACCACTTACCACGACCGAAGGTAGCTTCTTCTAGTTCTGCTACAGATGACTCCACAGCCTGTTGTAGGGCAGGAGAGATAATCTTAGAGCGTTCTGACTGACGAGTCTTATCTTCAGCAGCCCACTGTCCACGCCAGAGACGATAGTACTCATCGAAGCGTTGTGAGTAGTTAGCTTCAAAGTGGTCTCTCCAGTCACTACACTTATCACCAACCCAGTCTTCAAGCGTTTGTTCGATGTGGAATGGTTCGTTTTCTTCTAACATAGTTAGTACCCTGAGTATGTGTCCATGAATTCGTATTCTTCTTCTTCGAAGTCAATAGCGTAAGCCACCTTAGCGAGCTGGTCTATGTAAGCCAAGGCATCTATCAAGTCATCGTGAACAAGCTTATTGGGGAACTGGAATAGTTCATCTAAGAACTGTGTGTTCCACTCACCCTTGTTTAGTGTAATGTTACCGTGTTCAAACCTACCTTGTAACGCCCACACAACCCTATCTGTCTTTCTCTGATTACCGTGTGTAAGCTCTTCCACTCTAAAGAACCGCTGGTTCTTCTTCATTATGTCATTCAAGTAAGGATGTACAGCGTTCTTCAACGCACCTTTCTCAATACCTACTGAGATTGGTTTGTAGTCTCTGACTGCTTCAAAGATTCTTCTGGCAGTCTCTTCGACACCCCAACGCCCATGTATAATATTAGCAACCCACCAACCCTCAGTGCCTGCTTTAACCACAGCGATAGCCGTTTGGTCAAGACGATTAGTTTTGGTTGTAGCTTTCTGAACATCTGCAAATCCTGCCAAATCAACTGCTATGTAGTAGTTACCTTCCTCTGGTTCTTCTTCAGAGAACTTTACGTGTTCTTCCTTAAAGAGTTCACCACCCGCTGCCTCAAAGGATGCCATGAACTCCTGTCGGAAGGAGAAGGCTGACATCGACTTCTTAGCTGCGTTAATTTCTTCTTCGTCTAAGAGAGGGTTATCGTAGCTGGTAAAGTGCCAACCACTCCAGTCATCGTCCTTAGCCAACACAGAGTACTGGTGTAGCTCAAAGAAGTGGTTACGACCCATTGGCGTACCAATGAACATCGCTGAACCCTTCTGGTCAGCTAGGGCAGGTCTCAGGATTTGCTCCCAGACCTCCGGCTTCATATCGGCGTACTCATCCATAACCAAGAACTTAAGGCTGACACCACGCATGGTCTCTGGTCTATCGGCACCCTTGAGTGCGATGGTAGCACCGTTGATTAGCTTAATCTGTAGGTTGTTTACGTGGCTAGAGGTGATGACAGGGTTACCTACTTCCAGTAACGTCTGCCACATAATGTCTCTAGCCTGACCCTGTGTAGGGGCAACGTAGAATACGTGACCCTTAGTCGTAGTTAAACCTTCAATGATTAACTTCCACGCAGCTAAACGAGACTTACCTGTACGTCTACCAGCAGCTATTACTTGGAATCGACAGGAGTCATTCCAGACCTCCTGCTGCCAAGGTAGTAGCTCAACCTTTAAGTCAGTCAATGGTCACATCCGCTTCTGTTTTAATAACAACCCTAGCACCACAAGATAACACAGGTTTATCGTTACCTCCATATACAACTGTACTGGGGCCGTGTATAGCTACTGAGTGACCGTACGTGTTCTTCTTGCCTTCCTTAACAGTCAACACAGGCTCGTTAGCATTATTCTTTTTGTTAGAACGTATGATGTGCTGATTTACGTGTATGTACTTAATAGTCACTCAATACAACCACATTACAGGTTTAGCATTACCGTCAACAGAGCGCATATCAATATGGACGAACACACTGTGTATTCCAATGCCTCCAAATCCCATCTTGATAGCTTCCTCAACCAGCGTGTACCTCTGTTGTGCCGTACTAACTTTAATGTCTGCTGCAATGCCTTGGGCATGAGTTCCTGCTTTCTCCTTTCTCGATTCAATCGGATGTTCTGGGCTACGATAGCCGCTAGTGATAACAAATGGGAAACCACACCTTGCTCTTAATAGGTCTAGCTTCAATAGGAATGTATCTTTAATTTCATTCTCACCTGTGTGCTGACAGGCAAACTCTTCTTTGGTGAAGTAATCTAGGTCTTGGTCGATATCATACATCTTCGGTGTAGTCTCCTTCGGCTATAGGCTCACTGGAAGAGCCTCCTGAAATGACAGTCTTCTCACCACCGACACCAGTGATTGAGATGTTGATACCACCCTTGTTACCACCTGCTGCATCCTTCTCGAAGTAGCTGGTAGGTAAGACCCTATCCATCACTAGCTTCCAAGCAGCAGCCTGATTCTTATGCTCATCATCCAGAGCAGCATCAAAGATAGACTCTAAGACCTTCTTAGACTTAGGAGACGTAAGCATCCTAGTCTTGTACTCATTGATGATAGCAGCATCGCCCTTGGGACGACCTACTGAGCCAACGGTTCCCCGCTTGCGGCTGACAATCTCAGACTTAGGGGGCCGCCCAATCCTCTTCGAGGCTTGGTTCTTTACTTTTTTATCAGTCAATATAACTCCTTTGGGCTACCTTAGTATACTTAAGTATACCTAAGACCCTTTAGTTAAGTTCTTTTGTTAATATCTTAATGTTAATAACTAAATGAAGTAAATTATAACATAGGTATATTATACCACACTTTGATTCTAAAGTCAAGAAGTATTTTAATTAATTTAGACTGCCCCTTTAAGGTACTTAGGTGTACCCGCGAACTCCCTTATAAATCAATGACTTACAGGCCACCTATTTACACACAATACTGTTACTTTTGGTAACACTTATAGCTTACACCCGTCTTCCTAAATGGTCACTTTTTTGTATCTCAGGGGCTACCGTAACAATACCGCGATGTCCAGCGACCCCCCCGCCCCTGTTTATCATAGGCTACAGGAATTGTCAAGCCTAATTGGTGACCGGATGGTG